CCATGTCGGCGACCGCCCCGGCGGACGTCGTACCCGCTTCCGGTCCAGCGCTGTCCTTTGCGCCGGCTGCGAACAAGCGCTACGTTTTCGAGGCCAGGCTAAGGCTGCGGACCGCGGCGACCGCGACCGGCGCGCAACCCGGCGTGGCATGGCCCACTAGCGGAATGACCGATGGAACGGCGGAAGCTCGGGTCGCCATTAGCGCCGCGGCCCAAGTCGCCGCTTTCGGCAACATTAACGCTGCATTTCGCGCGCTCGGCACGGCCTTACCCAACACAACGCAAAGCTGGCCGGGTATCATTGAGGGCGAAATTGAGGCAGGAGCTACACCGGTTGGCTCATTACGCATCCAGCTTGCTTCGGAAGTCGCGGCTTCGGCCGTGACAGTCAAAGCGGGCTCGTTTTTACGCTACCGCGAAATTTAGGAAGGCAATCGCATGGCCGGCATTCGTGACAATCTAGCGCAACAGGATTTCGAGCCCGCGAACCGGCCGGTGCGCACCCCGCCAGGCTTCAGCGATGAAGACAATTTTCTCGAGGATATGCGGTCCAAATATGAATGGGGCTACGGCTTCAATGAACACAATATCCTCGCCGGCAAGGAAGACGCGAAATTCACGGTCGGCAATCAGTGGGATCCGGTCGTCGAACAGCGCCGCAAGGATGCGAAAAAGCCCGTCCTGACGTTCAACCGGTTGGTGGCCTTCATGGCGCAGCTAGTCGGCAACCGCCTCATGAACGAAACCGAAATCCGGGTCTTTCCGGACAAGGCCGGCACCAAAGAAATCGCGATTATCCGCGAAGGGCTTATTCGATCGATCTTCAAAAATTCCAACGCGGACTTTGCTCGCGACGAAGCGGGCAAGTATCAAGTCGTTTGTGGCGAGGGTTATTTCAGTCTCGCCATGGAATATGCGTCGGACGATGTTTTCGAGCAAGAAATCAAGATTGGCGCCGTCGTCGACCCATATTCAGTCGTGCTCGATCCGCTTGCCATCGAACCGAGCGGCGAAGACGCGCAATGGGGCTTCATCGGCGATGACATTCCGCAGCAGGAATTCAAGCGGCGCTGGCCTTGGGCGGCTGAAGTCGGATTTCTCGGCGAAAAGCGGTGGAACCAATCGGGCTTTTGGCTGTCCGAAGATTGCATTCGAGTGGTGTCCTACTGGCGCATGGTCACAGAGGGCATTAGGGTGCTCGCGCTCTACCAAGACGGCTCCGTTCATGACGTCACCGACAAGGAAGAATTCGAGTATTTTCCGTTCGTCGAAACACGGTCGGACGGCTCCCCATTCATCCGCGAAGTGCCCAACCGTTTCGCGCAGCTTTATATTTGCTCGGGCAACAATATTCTCGAAGGCCCGCACGATTATCCGATTTCGTCGCTCCCGATTTACCGAGTGCCAGGATGGGAGCTTAACGACGGCGAGAAGACACACCGTTGGGGTCTAATCCGCTTCCTGAAGGATCCGCAGCGCCTTCACAATTATTGGCGCTCAACCGTGGCCGAACAGCTTGTGGCGGCGCCGCGCAATAAGTGGTTGACGACGCCGGATGCGGTCAAAGGCCATGAAGTCAAATGGCGCCGGGCTCCGTCGAGCGACGATCCGTTCCTTTATTACAACGATGGCGAAACACCGCCGGTCCATATTCCGCCGCCGGGGATCGATGCCGCGCTCGTAAACGAAGCCGCGATTTCGACCCAGGACATGAAGGATATTTCGAATATCCACGAAGCTGCGCTCGGGATGCCGAGCAACGAAGTTTCCAAGGTCGCGATCCAGCAACGGCAAATGGTTTCCGACGTCGGCAGCTACATTTACGTCGACCGCCGCCGGATGGCCGACCGGCGCTGCGCGAAGAACATCAATGAGCTTATTTCGTACATTTACGACACCAAGCGGACGATCACCATCATCGGCCGGGACGACAAATCGACCATCATGGCGATCAATGATCCGTCCGACCCGAATTCCGACGTCACGATTGGCAAGTATGGCGTCACGGTGGACGTTGGGCCGGCCAGCGAAACCAAGCGGACGCTCGCCAACGAGCAAATGATGAGTTTCGTCAACGCGATGCCGCAAACGGCGTCCGTGGTCATGGATTTGGTCGCCGAAGCCCAGGATTGGCCGAAGAGCGGCGAATTCGCGAAGCGCTTCAAAATGCTGTTGCCGATGGGCACGATTCCGGAAGACGAAATGACGCCGGAAATGAAGGCGATGCAGGAAAAGAACGCCGAAGTCGGTGAAGCGCAGCGCCAACGCGACGAAGCCCTACAGTCGGCGGAAACACAGAAAAAGCTCGCCGACGCCGCGAATGCCGAAGCTCGAGCACGTCTTGCCGAAGCCCAGGCGTACAAGGCGGTGCTCGATGCGCAAAGCCGCGCCCGGGACGTCGAGAGCAAGGACGAAGACCGCGATATCAAAGCTATCGACATGGACTTCCGACACACCAAGGAATTGATCGAAGACCACAACACTTTGCAAGCGGAAGACCGGGATTTCGACTTGCGGGAAAGTGAAGCCAAATCCCGGGAAAAAGAACAAGTCCACGACCTTTAACTAAGCGGGAGAATTGAAATGGGTATCGAGAGCAATCAGCCGGACGCCGAATTCGCTGAATTCGAAAAAGCGGGCACCGTGGAAGTCGGGGACGCCAATGCTGGCGTCGACAAGGAAAAGGGTGATGAAGCCGAGCCCGAAAAGACCAAAAAGCCGGTGCGTGCGCCGAAGCCCGCCGCCAAGCCGGCCGCGGATGCCGATGCCGGCGACGACCAGGGCGACGAAGAGGGCGGCGACGAAGAGGGCGGCGACGAAGAGGAACAGCCCAAACCGAAAAAGACGGCCGCGGAGCATCAAATCGAGCGGTTGAAGCGCGAAAAGCGCGATTTGCAGCGCCAGCTTCGCGAAGGCGGCGCCAGTACCGATTTGTCCCGCCGGCTGGAAAATATCGAAAGGGGCTTGTCAGGCGGAAATGCCGGTGATAACAAAACTGCCGGGACACCCGCACCGGATCCATCGGACACGGCAAAGTATCCCCTCGGGCACCTTGATGACCGTTACATCGAGGATAAGCTTGAATGGCTCGCCGATCAAAAAGCGGCCAAGCAAGCGGATACGGTCCTGCAACGTCAGCAGGAATATGAGCGGAACGCGGCGATTAACGCGCACCAGACAGCGTTGCTCAATCAGGTTGATGACCTCTCAACCAAAGGCTCCGAGCTTTTCGAGGATTTCCAAGAAACAGTCGTTGAAGCCGGGATGCGGGGGGATTACGACCTAGAGCAGCCGACTTTCGAAGCGTGCGTTGAAGCCGACAATGGCCCGCAAATTCTGTACGATCTTTCGCAGGATACGAAGGAAGCCCGCCGGGTGGCGAAACTTTCTCCCTATCAGCAATTGAAGTACGTCCAGGAGCGCGATGCCGAAATCGGGACCGGCAAGAAAGGCCGGACGAAGCCGAAAGCCGGCGAACCGCCCAAGAATTTGCCTCGAGGGGCCAATTCGAAATCGCAGATTAACCCCGCAACCGACAATCTCGACGATTTCGAGAAAGCCTGGGGGCAGGACGCAAAGAAAAGCGCATAAATCCGCGGCATCGGGATACTCCGATCCGCTTTTAGGAAGGGAGTATCCCGATGGGTGCCGTCACTACCGAACAACAGAAACTCGTTCTCAACAGTTTCGCCATGGTGCTTCAGAACAACCTCGTCAGCCGCGAAGCGGTGTCGTGGAACGAGTACGACGGCGAAATGGACGACCGCAACGGTCTTCAGGTGCTCGAGCAAATCACGCCGCGCTACAACGTGACGCGCACGGAAAATGGCGTGAAGGATCTTTCCGCCGGCACCGATGGCACCGTGTTCGGTTCCGAGCTTTTCGAAATCACCGGCACCTTCAATGCCAACATGGGTTGGGGTGATTTCGTCAAAATCAAGTCCATCGGCGATGCTCGCGAGAGCAAGGCGCTTCTCGGCGCCGCGACGTCCATGGCCGAGAAAATCGACGCCTACATTTTGTCGAAGGCCATCCTGGCTTCCGCCGATTGGACCGGCGACGGCGCCACGTCCATCGACGAATGGCTCGATGCCGCCGCGGGCTATACCCGCCTGAAGGAAAATGGGGTCGACGATTCCA